GACAAATCGACGCCGCTGGTGTCTTCCGGCTCGTGATAATCCGCGTACTCAAGCTCTCCGATTGCAGTCCGCAACGCAGGCCAGTCGCTCATTCCACAGGACGAATGGAAGCAGCATCCGCCGAGCTTTCCCGCTGAGTCTTGAGTGATGCAGCAATCCCGAAACGAGTTGGCCGTGCTGTGCCGATCGATGCCAGGGCATTCGATGTGCCACCGCGTCACGTCTCCCGATTCCGTGCGTCCGATGATCTCTCGACCGTGCTTGGCGAGCCATCGCGGAACGTCCAGCGTCTCGCTGTCGCCATACCTCGGAGCAGCCGCATAGCCCGGTTGCGGCTTCAATACTTTTCGCGCGTTGGCCGCGTTGTATCGCTCCCAAATCCGCTCGATGACCTCATCGGGAATCGGAGCCAATTCGCACCGATCCGGCTCGATGATCCATGTCCGGCCGTTCGCTGGCGGGAGTACCGTTTGCGACCCCTTTTCACCGCTTCCGGTTCGCACTTCCAGCCCGTCAACAACGAACTTGATCTTGTCGGGCGCAGGCAGTCCGTCGCGCCAACTGAATAGACGATGAAGTCCACGGGCAGACTGATAAGTCGGCGTCTTGAACTCATGGCCGGCGAACAGCCGTTGAAAAGTCGCCTCGGCCTCTTCGCTGTCGGCGTCGAAGTCGATGACTCCCGAACGCTGTCCGAGTTGCACGCCAACGCCGTCGAATCCGCTTCGGTGCAGCAACTTCGCAAGCTTTGCTTGGTCGTTTGTCGCCGACTTCTGCCACTCGTCACCGATTGGTTTCTTGCCGATGACGGGAACAATCAGCCAGCCGAGCGCCGAGTAACTGAACGCGATTTCTGTGAGAGTCAGCATTTACTACCTTCTCTGACAGAGGTTTGATAGATCAACGCTTCTCGCCCTTTGCTTGATAAACTTCATTAGCACGTCTTCAACGCTCGTCGCTGTGGTTGTGAAACACATGCGAGCAAACCAGATGTCCATTAGGTTAACAATCTGCGATTGTGGGTGTGGGTAAGCCAGAAGCATTGTTTTGCCGAGTGCCCATGCGATTCCGATTTCGGCGAGAGTCCCGTGGCAGTCTGTTGAATCTATCCATGCGACAAAAACATCGCATTTTTGAATTGCTTTCACGCACTTTGTGAAAGTGTCGCGGCATGTTTCAATAGAAAGCTCTTCGCCCCGCCCGTGGCAGTTTTCCCCATCATCAATCTGTCCGTGACCGCCTGTGCTAATAAAAAAAGGTCCGCAATAGTCGAACAGGTAGACCGCCCCCCCGTTTGGCCTTACTTGAACGCCATTTTTGATGACTTCCCACTCATTATCTATTTCACTGTGAACCATCCACTGGCTTAGATATTTGTGACGCCAACTGTTCTGGTTGCTGATCTTTCCAGCCAGATAAACGCTCAACCCTATTTCTCTCTTGTCGCTGCTTGACTTTCCGTGAGTGTATGAATGACAGTCGTCGCAAATTGCTTGCAGGTCCGAAAGCCGCTCTTCATATTTCCTGATGTAGGTCAAGTGATGACATGCCTGCATTGGATTCACGAAGCAACGCTCGCACATTCCTCCAGCACGTTCGCGAACAGCCTCCTTGAGAATTGACCATTCTCGTGAACACAAATAAGCCTGATATTTTTCGGCCTCGTGCCCGCTGTTTTGCCTTGCATACCTTGTGAACTGCTTCATGCGTCATCCTCTTCGTAGTGAATCGGGACGATCATCCAGCCGCGTTGAGCGTAGCCGGTCGCGGTTTCGATGATTTTCATCCGTGGTTGCCCTAGTTGTTTTCGGATTGCTTCACGCAACCAAGACCATTCATAACCGCCATCGTTTTCAGAACGGTCTCGGTTCCATTTTCATCAACAACTCGAATCTCGTCTTCGAGGTAAAGCCTTTCGTCACTGAGTGACGCCTCAACCATTGCGAGCTGCGCGGCAAGCTCGGGCGTATTACCTTTAGCGCATCTCAATGTTGTTCCACTGCTCACTGCATAATACATTCGGCTTCCTCTCAAAAAGGACATTCTTCAACACTGAACTCGGTCTTGATCGTCACGTCAGAAAACTCAAACTTGCATTCGTCGCAGCCCACCCCGCCGCAGAATCCGCACAGCGCAGCAGCCTCGGGCTTCGGCCCCAACTCAACCCGCGAGATCCGCGTGTACTTCCCCTCGGGCACCACCCAAATTTTCGACGGCACGGCCAGCCCACCGCCTTCGGCCATATCAATCGCTCTATCAACCGAATCCGGCATCGGGTCGTTTGATCTGAGCTTCCACCACAGTGCGGCCCTATTCTTGGCGAATCCGTGATGCTCGATGCAGACCCACTCGCAGATGATCGCGTTCCGCATCCAACTGGAGACCATGCCTTGCTTGGTCACGTACTCGACTCGCAGCGTGCAGGGGTCGTCGGGGAAGCCGCCCTTCTTGTGGTGCTTGCGATAGCGCACCTCAAAGACCGGCAGTTCATAGGACTCGTCGTCGCCGATGATGTCCTCGTTGCCTGGCTGATGGCCGTGCTTGGCCTCGTCGAGCAACGGCCAGACGTAGCCGCAGGCGGGACATTCGCGGGACGAAACGAACAGCACTTCGTCGCAGTCCGGGCAGACGCGCGTGGCCGCTTCCCCGGTCGCTTTGCCCTTGTTTTTCTTCTCGACTCGGATGCGGTTGATCGGCCCGTGACGCTGCACGTTGCCGCCAAAATCGAGAATCAAGCAGTCGGCTTTTCCTTCGCAGAGCCGGAAGCCTCGACCTACCATCTGGTAGTAGAGACCTGGCGAAAGCGTTGGCCTGAGCAGCACGACACAATCGACGTTCGGCGCGTCGAAGCCGGTCGTGAGGACGTTCACGTTCACGAGGTACTTGGTCTCACCGCTTTTGAACCGCCCTATGATCTCATCACGGTCTTGAGTCTCGCCGGTGATGAGTTCGGCGTTGCCGCTCCGAAGGTGTTTGGTTTCCTCTCGGGGAGCGTTGTATTGGTACTCGCTGCATTCATAGCAATTCACGACATCCTGTCCGCTCTTGCGAGTGATGCAACCGGATATCGCCCCGCATGACTTGCAGGCGACTCGCATCGTGAATCCTCCGGTTGACTCCCCCGCGTGATTCAGTTGATTCAGCACCGCTTCCGCGTGTTCCACGCCAGAACAGAAGATCAAAACTGAGTGCCTGTCTTGAGTCCTCGCGACGATCTCTTCGCACGCAAGTCGCACGGCATCCACCGCTCCCATCAGCAGCGCGACTTCCTCGGCCACGAACTCGCCGCCGCGAACGTGCAGCGTGCTGGTATCACAATCTGATACTCGTTTGCTGATGAGCTTCGACAAAAAACCTTGATCGATCAGACTCACGACCGGCACGTCGAAGCAGACGGCCGTCAGAAGCTCATCAGGCCCGCAGAGTGGCCCGGTTGACATCCTGTACGGCGTAGCGGTCAGGCCAACGAGCCTGATGTTCGGATTGATCGTCCGGGCCTCGTTCAGGAACGTCCGATACATCCCCTCGCCGTCCGGCGGAAGAAGATGGCACTCATCGACGATGATTAAATCAAACGGGTCGAACTCAGCCGCACGTTGATAAACGCTCTGAATTCCGGCGACCGTCACCGCTCCCGTTTTCTCCCGCCGTCCCAATCCCGCCGAATAGACTCCAACGTGAAGCTCGGGCGACATCGCGTTGAGCTTGTCAGCCGCTTGCTGGAGCAGTTCGCGGACATGCGCGAGGATCAGGACGCGACCGCCCCAACTCGCGACCCACTGGCACAGTAGGACAATCAAAATTGTCTTGCCAGCGCCGGTTGGAAGCACGACACATGGATTACCTTCGCGATATTCGAGATACGTTTTTACTGCCGCAAATGCGTCGAGTTGATACTGTCGCGGCTTGATGGCCGGTCTTGTTTCAGGGAATAAAGTCACCGGCAAACCCTCCTACGTGTTCTCGCTCGTGGTCGTTCGTCGTCGATCAACTCGCTCACGTCGAAGTCGATCAGTTCTCTCATCTTTTCCATCGCCCGCCGTTCGATCTTTTGCAGCACTTGCGGGATCGTGTTAGTCAACTTCGCGATCTCGCTGATTCGCAACGGGATTCTCCGGTTGGCCATAGCGAGGATTTCTATCGGGGATTTTGCTATCGGTCGGTCATTCATCGGTGGCCTCGTCGAACAGTCCTTTCTCAACATGCTGACTCTTTCGTTCTGCTGAAGATAGGTTGCGGCAAGCTGAGTCGAAGTATTCGCTTTTCAACTCGACTCCGACAAACTTCCTGCCACGACGCAGCGAACCGACTCCCTCGCTGCCAACGCCTCCGAACGGCGACAGAACAACGTCGCAGGGATTGCTCCATAGTTCCACGGCACGCTCGATCAGACCGAGTTGCAACGGGCAGATGTGGCGTTCATCGCGTTCCGTCCTCGCGTTGCGATAGTTCAACACGTCCATTTGGTCGATGTCCCACCAAACTGGCTCGGCGTATCGCTGCCAGATGGCGAGAGCGGGATCGCGGCTCGATGTCCGCGAGTAAGGTGACGGATGTTTCAACTCGCTTGTGCGAGGGTCTTCCTCGCCGACATAGCATTCCAACCCGTTCGGTCTGACTATTGGCTTGTCGCTCATCAACGTCCCGACAGGCGGCTTGCGGAACGTCAGCAGGTAGTCGGCCATACCCTGCCTCACCTGCGACGAGTCTCGCTTGATCGTCTTGTGCAACAGTCCGTTGTTGTTCGTTCGCTCCCGCTCCACAACAGGGCACTTCCAGATTGTCACTCGCGAATGAAACGACCAGCCGCTCTTTTCAAACGCTCTGACGATCATGCCGGGAAAGTCGAACAGGCCCGTCGTGTCGTCCCTGTTCGCGTACTTCGGCAAGTCCTTGCAATGAACTGAACACAGTCGTCCGACAACAGTCGTCCGATACAACTCGGCAATCAGAAACTCGTAGTGTTCGATGAACTCCTCAGTCGTGGCACAATTTCCCATGTCGGCTTCGCTGTCAGAATATATGAACAAATTCGCGAACGGTGGTGAATGGATTCCGAAGTCGATTGAGCATTCCGGCAGTTGACGAACAACGTCAACACAATCGCCGTGATACATCGTCCAGTCGTCGCCGTGTGCTTCGTTGATCGCTTTCATCAGCCACCTACTTTCGATTTTAACCATGAAGGAACTATTACCGTTTTCGATGGCGAGTAAGCCCGCAGCGTCTTCCCGATGCCGAGTTCTTCCATCATCCCGTCTTTCATTCGACCGCTCATCTCCCGTTGCATCTCCTGATGCTGCTCTTGCTTTCTCCGCACAGCTTCGACTATCGAATCCTCGCGGTCAGTCCTCACCACATGGGCCTCGACGGGACTCACCTGCCCGAACCGCCACAGTCGACGGATCGCCTGATACCAGCGTTCGTAGCTGTACCCGGCGAACCACGTCGTTTTGTGGCAGTGCTGCCAGTTCAGCCCGAACCCTCCAACTTCCGCCTTGGTGATAATCACGCGGCACTCGCCATCCGAGAACATCCTCAGTCGATCCTCTTTCGTTTTCGTTGGATGTGAGCCTCGCACCTCAACCGCATCGGGAATCAGCTTCAACAGGGCATCGGCCTCATAATCCGTGTCGCACCAGACCGCCCAGAAGTCTCTATCGCCGTTCACGAGTGTCGCCACCTCGATAGCTCGTTCCTCCAATGCCGCACGCTTCTCTCGGTGTACGTTAGTCGCCGAGATGGCCTCGCTCGGTTGAAACAGGAAGCCAGCAGGCACCTTGCAGTCCACGACGTGTTCGTGAACGCTTAACGGCGGTAGAGCGTATTGTTCTCCGTCGAATCCGATGTCATCAGGCGACGAGATGCAAATTGCCCACGAGGCTACCCATCTCCAGAAGTTATCCTCGCCGTGCTTGCGAAGCCGGTACGATCCGACCTTATCGCCCGCGTTGACGAACCATCTCGCGAGCATCTCGTTCGATGGCATCACACCCAAGAACTCAGCATGGTTGCCGAGTTCCATGCGGTCGTTAGGTGCTGGCGTCGCCGTGCAAGCCAGTTTGAATCGAGTCTCGCTGAACTGCTCAACCAGTGCCCGCTTCGTCTTCCCCGTATACGACTTGAGAACGCTCGACTCGTCGAGAACGATGCCGACGAACGCAGCGGTGTCGAAGTGATGCAGCTTCTCGTAATTCGCAATCGTGATGCCTGGCATCACGTCGGATTGCGTTTCACAGACATTGACTGGCGACGTGATTCCAAACTTGTCGGCCTCTCTGGATGTTTGCCATTGCACTGCCAGCGGGCACAGCAGCAGCACGTTGCCTCCGGTGTGCAAGCACACCTGAGAAGCCCACTCCAACTGTTGAAGTGTCTTCCCAAGCCCACAATCCTCGAACAATGCCGCTCGTCCGATCTTCAGTGCCCAACGAACGATGGCCCGCTGCCAGCCGAACAACGCCTGATTGATGTCGCCGTCATCCACATCAAAGCCGTTCTTCAACGCTCGAATGTGTTTGCCCGCGATAAACTCCCCGTAATCCACTTCGCACCTCCCCTGTAAAAGAACACTCAACAAACATCCTGACAGATATCTCTCGCCTGTTGCAGCAGCGTCACACGCCGCCGCTCGAACTCTGCCGCCGTGCGCTGGCAGACGACCGCGTGAGGCTCACCCGTGACGCACCCGACGTGAATCGTCGGTCGGTGGAGCCGCGCGAAGCATTGCGGGCAAACGCGGCCGACGAACACGATCAGGTGCGTCGGCGAGCCGTCTTCCGTTGGCCTCATTTTGCAGGCGGGACAGGTCATCACTCACCCGCTTTCTTCAGCGCCGCACGCAGCGACTCCAACTCATCCGCGACGGCTGGCCATGCGTTGTGTGACGCGGCGATCCAGTTGCTATTCGCGACCATCTGCTCGTCGGTGATTTTCGGAACCTCATCTGCTACCAGCGGATCGCTCCCGCAGTTTGCGACCACTGCGTCCAGATCGCTGCTCCACACGAGGCCGCACTGGCACGTCCCGCCGTTCGCCATGCACCGGCTCCAGTCACCTTGCGTCGTCGCCGCGTGCAGTTCGTTCAGTCGCGTTATGTCGGTCATCGCCCCCCCCATTCCAAAAAGACACCGGCCAGCGTTACTGAAACTGGTTTAGAAGTTTTGCGGGCCTCACGGTTGCCGCACGCTGGCCGGTGTTGTGTTTGCCGATCTCACTTCGCCCAGGCGGGCTTGTTCGTCGTGGCCGCTCCCTGCGGTGTCAGCCCGCTCGTGACTCCCGCCGAGCCACCTACCGGCCCGTATTTTTTGACGCGGCTTTGTTCCTCGCCGTTGAACTCAGAAGGCTTTCCGAACGTCGCGCGGAACGGCTTGTTGAGAAGCTCGCTGTTGCTGTTTGGTCTTGGACAGCCGATTGCCAAACACAACTGAGCCAAGCCCACTTTCGCGATGCGAACGGTCTCCGGGTTGGCGTGTTGCAGCAAAAACATCGGCCACACCTTGCGGCCCTTAAATGGTCCCTCGACGACTTCGACTTCGAGCTTGAGATAAGCCCCATCACCGGACTTCGTTTGATGATCATCCGCAGCGGTCGCGAGACACACGGCTTCAGTTCCGTCAGGAATGGCGTTTCCCTTTGGCACGTCGTCGGCGTTGAAGTTGTTCAGCAGTGACATTGAGTTGATCCTTTGAAATTAGAGAGTAGAACCATTGGAAATCGCAGCCGAGTAGATGCCCCACGGGATGCTCGCGTCCTTCGGGAACGGGATTTCATCGGGCAGGTTGAGACGGTTTTTCGCCGCGTAGGTCGGTCGCTCGGTCGTGTAAATCACACGCTCCCCGACGCCGTGCGCCTTCGCGGTTTTCTTGCCGAAGCCCTCGTCAACCGTGGTCGTATAGACCTTCGGCGAGAGATAAAAAATCTCGTCCGCCCACTCACGCAAGATCGGCGACGTGCGTTTGTCGAGTCGCGGCGTGTAGTAGTCGTAGGCATCGCCTGACGGGTTTTGAGCCTTCTCGATAGTGCTGTGAGCAATGATGATGACGAACATGCCTTTGGCCACGAGAGCATCGAAGCCCGCCAGCAATTGTGTGAATTTATTCGCAGCCGCCGCGTGGCCCTTGCCGAACCCGATCTCGGCCAGTGACTCCTTATTCGCAGTCGCTGCGACCGTTTTTTGAATCATCGCCTCGGCCGCTTCAGCAGAGTCCAACACCACGCAGCCGAAGCCGTGATCGTTGTTGACGAGCAGGCTGATCGCTTCCAGCAATTCGCTTTCCGAGTCGATTATCCGTTTTCCGCCGAACGTGATCTGCTTAACCGATGGCCGAACGTCTTGCGCTCCGTCTTCGGTGCAGAGGAACACGACTGGACCAAAAGGACACCTTGCGGCGAACGTCGTTTTGCCAAGTCCCTCACCCCCATAAATGACCAGCTTCCGTGGCCTCGGATTCGCGTCTGTTGACGAGATGAAATCTTCAAAATTCATAACACTCCCCTGAATAGAAAACACACCAAACACACACCACATTGAACCGGCCGGGAATCGAACCCGACCAAGAGCCACCTCGGTTCACGCTGGTCGCCCTCGGACCAGTCAGGAGGCCGTTTATAGCCGGACTGGGCTATACTCGTTTAGATTCATAACGAGAGCAGCACTTCTGCTGTGGCGGCATCGCATGGCAGATGAGACCGCAGCTTCTCAAGTGCGGTGCTCCAGTCCTTTGAAAAGACTTGGACGCGACTGCCGTTGATGTCCGCGAAAATTGTCCACTCCTCAACGGGGGTGTGTCCGTATTCGAGTCGGTGCAGCCAGATAGCCATGTTGGTGATTGCCCCCAGTGCCTTGACCTGTTCGGACTTGTCCCGAAGTAGCTCCTCACGCATTGCTCTAACCTCCCCCTAATGTTGTCACTCGACCGAGACGCCTCGGTCTTCGTTTCTGAACTCTTCCTTCGTGTTGGACTCGATCAACTCATTCCGCGCGATGTTCACCGACCTATCGGCCTCGATTCCGATGCGCACCACGTCGCGTCGAATCTCTAGGATCGTGATTACGCACGGGCCTTCGATGGTGATTTTCTGATCTTGCTTCCTCGATAAACACAACATTGCTCGACTCCTTCCTTGGTTTTCAAAGCACGGAACACCGTCGATTGATCGCAGCCGATCCTGACCGCGATCTCTGCCACGGGCACCCCCTCGGCTCGCAGACGGTGGCATAGCTCGCGATCCACTTTGCGCGGCCGTCCTCCCTGCCGGGAGAGGAATAGCTCTGCACGCGTCCTGATCGTCGTCGGCATCGTCGGTAGTAGCTCACGGAGCAACGACTCCGCTCGTTCTAGGATCGTCGCTGATTTCATTCAGATTGCCTTCACGTTGTAAATTTTATTGCCTCGTTGGTCGCTTGGGTCGCCGGTGCCGTCCCACTCCCAGCGACCGTCGTCGTTGATTGTCCCCGTCAGGCTCCAGAGACCGAGCGTTCCAATCACCTCAGCCACGTCACAGTAGTCGTCGTCGTCACTTCCGTCAGTCTGCTGGTCCCAGTGTCGATATTCAGCCCCGGCGGGACAGCCGACGCCAGCGATCCACAGGTAGGTCACTGGCTTAACGTCGTTGTTGTACTCAATCAGCGTGATCGTTCCGGTTGTTGTCTTCGTCATTTTCGTTCCCCTTGTTCGTGTGTCACTGGCCCGCCGCGATGTTGCGGCGGGCTTGGGTTCGTCTCGTCCGTCAGTTCGACGCGATAAAAGCTTCAACCGCGTCGTCTCGGCTCTCAAATCCATCCAGCGTCTTGCGGTTGTCGTTGAAAATCACAAACCACTCGCCAGACTTGAGTGCCACGTCGATGATCGCACCGGACTTGCTTGGGTTGCACAGCAGGCCGCCAACTCGGCTTTCGGTCCAACCCTGAGACACGGTGTTGAGTGCGTTGATCGTTGTCATTTTCGTTTCCCCTGTTTGAGTTGACTGGCCCGCCGCGATGTTGCGGCGGGCGGCTTGGCTTGTCTCTCAGAGTCCAATTTGATCCATCAGGTTGTCCGCGAATTCATTCCCGTTTCTTTCGATGATGACTTCGATCATCGCGGCTCGGCTCATCCTTTGTTCCGGTGTCTCGCCACCGATCA